GACGGCATACGAGATCATGCCTAGTCTCGTGGGCTCGGAGATGTGTATAAGAGACAGCCATGTCATTCAGGAAGATGATCGGGTCCGTCACGTCCGCCAGGTTGGCGAACTTGAACGGCGTAGGCCCCTTGCCGACGATGATAAAGCGTCGCCCCTTGTACTTGTCGAGGTAGTCTGTCGGTGTCAGGTGGTCGGCGGCTTCCAGATGTACCATGTAAAATTGCCTCCCAATTCGACGGGCAGCTTAGTCCGCTCTGCCAGTTCGCTCACCGCTCGTTTAACATTCCAGTGTGGATAGTTCGGCTGCCCATAATCGTGCCCGCACAGCAGCCCGCCCGGACGCACCTTGCGCCACCAATCGGCGATAGCCTCCTTCGTGCCCTCGTAGGTGTGGTCAGCGTCAAGGAACGCAAAGTCGAGCGACCCGTCCGCAATGGTCTGCGCCGCTTGGTGCATATCCATCCGCAACACCGTCCGCCGCTCGGCGGCGAACTCCGTTTTGGCCCTTGCCTCGTCGCAGGCCTTGTCCATCGCGGCTTGTCCCCGACGGGCGGCTTTATCCCGCGACTGGTAATACCGGGTGGATTTGTGCCAGACCTGCCAGGAGTCCACCATATACAGGTACAAGTCCGGCAACTCGTGGAGCAGGTGGGCGGATAGGAACCCGCGGGAGACGCCGACTTCAGCGCCCGTCGTCGGGTCCAACTGGCGGAGCCGATGCAATAGCGCCTCACCCCGGCCGAACCCCTTTGCCTGGCTGAGCCCAGATGCGCCCCGGAGGTGCACTGCGTAGGGCTTAACCCCCTCATCGAATGCGTGCAGCTCCCTCTCCAGCAATATCGCCCGCTCCGTCGGGTTGGCGTGCCAATACTCTGCTGCAATGGCCTTGCTTTCAAGCGGCTCGAACATCCAGGGCGGGTAGACGGTCATGCCTGGAATCTTGCCGCGATGCTGTGTGTAGAGGCGGGGCCCGTAAGCGGTCCAGTGTAGCGGTGGCTTGCGCGCGCTTCGGCCCCGTATGGCGTCCAGCAGATACTCGGTGGCAGGGCTGCCTGGGACCGAGCCCAGCGACGAGTTGTTAAGCTGGTTTGCTGGGACGGCCCGCTCGTACGCATAGAACTCGCAATCGAGCAGGCCCTCGATATTACGGAGGAACCATGTATCAAAGTCGTTGTAGACCCCGCCGTGCTTGTGTAGCAGCCACAGCCGGATGATGTCGCTTTTGGCGGGCAGCCATGCAGTGTCGGCCGTCAACCTCGCCAGATCCTCGGGCATAGAATCGGGGATGCCGCGCGTAATGCGGAGGTCCCACCCCTGGTGTAGCCGTTGAAACTGCTCATAGTTAACCAGGGCCCATTGTGGTATAGGGCGGCCGCGGTTGGTGCCCTCATTAACCAGCCAGACGAAATGGGCGATTTTCGGTATCATGCAGTGCCTCCCGTTAGGTCGCCGGCATAGCGGCCGAGGTGATGTATTCCGTTGCAAGCCCCAGCTCCCTACACTGGTAGTCGGCTACCCGCTGTATGCGTTTGTGCTGTTGCAGATCCGGAGTCTGTGATCTGATCCGGATCCGGCTGTCATAGCCATCGTCGTTGGCGTCGCAGCCGATGAAGGCGATGCTCGCCGCACCAGCCAGCCATGCGAAATGCAGGGCGGTGTGGATGGTGGCCCCGCAAGCAAACAGCCGGCCATCGGCCACCAGCGCCGCCCGCGACAACTTCAATAGCGGCCATTGGTGCCGTCCGCCCCAGCGAAATGTAACGATCGGCTGGGCGTCGCGCATGGTCGCCGGCAGTTCGTCCGCAAACAGCCGCTTCCAGACAGGGTGCGTATCGTCCCGGTTCCACAACTTCTTTGGTCGCCCGCCCAGCATAACAGCGGTAAAGCCCAGCCCGGCCGTCAACCAGATAGCCTGTTTGCGGTCGTGGGCGATAAAGAATCGCTCGACCGAGCGGGTGGCTAAGGGGGCAAACTGTATGGCGTCGTTGACAAAACAGATGGGGCTGGTCACTGCGGAGAGGTTGTGGTAGTCGAAGGTTGTGCGGCCTTTGCCGAGCACCACGAACCGTTGGCCCGTGTATTTGTCGGCATAGTCGCCAAGCGTTGCCATCGGACCCCGTCCCACATCAGCTAGGCCACTTCGGGTGCGGTCGGCATGTTGTCGCCATAACGCATGGCGGAGTTCAGGTGTCGGTTGCCCGCCAGGTACTGATCCATCTCATCCTCCACCGTCTGTTTCATCGCCAGCAGCCCCTCGGCCTCCTCGGCCTTTAGCCGCGGGCGAGATTGCAGTAGCCAGATGCCCGCCAGCCTGGCCGACCAGGTCTTGACCTTTCGTGGCACGGGCACAAATGGCACGGTGTATCGGCTCATTCGGAACCGGTCGTCGATCGCCTCGTCGCTGTCGGCGATGGCCTCGGCGATACGCTCCACGTTGGCCGCCGCTGAGTCGTTGTCTAGTTGCGACCATTTGGCAACGTTGAATGTGCCGTAGATGTTGTCGATGTCGGTGCGGGTGCAATAGGCCATAAGGCTACCCCCTGTCTAGCTAAAGGAGCGGGCCGGGTAGTTGCGGAGCTACCCGGCCCGTGCGGCCAACTGACGATGACAACTGTCTTTGGCTCGACGCCCTGTGGCTCATGTCCCGTTAAAACTCAATGTCGGCGATAAAGATCGCGCTCGGCACCTTGAGCACCGGCAGGAATGTATCGCCGGCCACCTGCTTGATGGTCACCGGGTCGTCGTTGTTGATCCTGGCGTAGCTGAACGCGCCCCGAACTTCCTTCGTTGCACTGACCATCCCCCCGGCGTCGGCTGCCACGTTGCCGAGCCTGGTAGGCACAACCATAGTGCCCTCGATGATCTCCCACCAAGTCGGATCGGGTTCGGGCGTAAACACTACCTTGTCGGTGGCGAACCACTGGCGATTGGTGCCCGCTGCGTCCTGGAAGAACGCGTCGCTGGCCGGCACCCAGATTAGGCCGCTGATGTTGGGCACCCCGCCGTCGGCGAATGCCTGGGACATCGGCTGATTCGCCTGGAGGTACTTGCCGACCGCGGTGTTGAGGCCCAGATAGCCGGGGATCGCCGAGCCATAAAAGGCGTACTTCAGCGGGTAGCCGGTGGTGGTCAACGCCTTGTACTTGAGGTCGGCCAACTGCTTGAGGATGTCGGTCCCCACCGTCGACCATTTGTCGCTGATGGTGCCGCCGATCTGGTTTTTGTTGCCAGCCGGTACGCCGAAGTCCACGCTCAACGCGGCGCTGGTGGCCGTGTGCATCAGGTTGCCATCCTCGTCGAAGTTGATCGTGCCCAAGCTCAGCGCCGAATACACTGCCGACATGCGCAGATTGCGGAACCGTCGCATAAAGATAGCCGTCTGCCGGTCGATCTCCTGCTTGCCGCGGTTCTGCCGCGCCTCATTGCCGACACTACGCAGCAGGGCGAGCACGATCGGGTCGTGCATGATGTGCTCGAGCGCATGGATGAACGTAACCGGCTTAACGCTCAGGCCCGCCAGGGCACGGCGCACACTCGGCGAACCGTAGGCTACCTGCCTGGCGACCTCCCGGGTGCCGGTGACCTGGTCGTACGTGCCTTGCTTTCCCTCGCCGGCCCTGATGATCGACATGAAGCCCCTGGGCAGAATGCCCTCCGGCACGCCGGTCTTAATCAGCTCCACCACGCCGAGCATGGATTCAAAGGCCAAGACTTCTTCTAGCGATGTAGCCATATCAGATGCTCCTATTCAGACTGCACCGGGCGACGCTCGACGCACCGCCGATCAATTCATGCAACCACTACTCGTCCTTGTCGTACTTGTCGTCGAACACAAACGGCCCTTGCACCTCGGACGCGCCGGTGGTCATCAACACGCCGTTCAGCGCGGCCTTCAGCCATCGCTTCAGCGACGTGTCGGATGCGATGTTGACGATCTGCGAGGTGTCGATCTGCCCACCCACCAGAACCTTGCGCCACTCGACGCGGGCCAGGTTGGCGTTGTCCTCGTCCGTCACCTTGATGCCGGCGGTGTCGGGGATCAGCGCCAGCGGTGCCTCGCTACCGTCGATCGGCTGGATGTAACTGCCGGCCACAAAGTCGGCGCCCAGCAGGGCGATGGTGATGACACCGGTGGTCAGGTCGACCGCTGAATATGTGACGTCCGTACTGACCGCCACCGTGCCGGCCGCTGTGGGCGGGCCGGTGAGGTGGAACGTGCCGGAGGTGCCGATGCGCCGCACGATCTCGGTAGCGCATGCTACGCTGACCGTCAGCTCGAGGCTGCCGCCCGTGCTCGTGGTGTCCTTGTCGTACGCCGAGGCTAGCACGCCCAGGATCGACGGGGCGTACAGACCGGTGGCCGAAATCATGCCCATCACCAGACCGGCACGCAGTACATCGACGTCGCCGCTGTTGTCTGGGTCGCGGCTCAACGCACCGTTGATGATCTTGCCGCCGGGGAGGTACTGCGCCGACTCCTCGGTCGACAGCAGCTTGCGAGGCGTAGCGGTCCGCGTGGTGCCGACGCTCGGGGATGCGTTAGGGTTGAGATGTGCCATTTCGTCACTCCTTCTGCTCAGTGTCTACGTCTGCAACACGGCTAGTCGGGGATCTTGACCCCCGCATGCTCCTGCACCGCCCTCGCCCTGGCGAGGGCTTGCTCGGGCGTTTGGGCCTGGGTCTTGGTCTCAGTGCTACGCGCCAGCTTCACCTGGGCGCCAGTCTGCTCGCCGAGCTCGACCAGGTCGTTGTCCGCCAGGGCATCGCACACGTCGGCGATAACAGATCGCTCGGTGCCGCTCCGATGGCGGGATAGGCAGTGCACGTTCCGGTTGCCGGCCTTGCCTACGAGGACAGACAGCAGCTTGTCGCGCACGGCCGGGGTGATCTTGCCCCTCTCGACCAGCCGCGACAGCCTGCTTTCGGCACCCTCGACCAGGCCGTCCTCGACGTCAGGGTCAAGCTTCTTGGGCTTGTCGCCATCGGTCTCGCGGCTCGCCTTGAGCTTCTCGATCTCGGCCATGAGCTCATTGACCTTGGTGTCGAGCTGGGCTTTCTCGTCCGCGCCCAGCTTCAGCCGCTCCTCGATGCGCGATAGCACGTTGTCCTCTTTCAGGTCTTCGCCTGCGCCCAGCATCTCGCGTAGCTTCGCCAGCATTTCTTTGTCCATCGGTTTTGCTCCTTGCTCTCGGTCTGTAGCTAGTACGAACAGGGCGGCCTGCTTTTGCCCGCTGCGCGAGGCGGCAATTGCTACAAAGCCACCTTGATCGGCAACCACCGGCTCCGGCGTCACGCCCACATGCTCGATTGCCTCGCCGTAGAGGGTGCCGTTGCCGCCCACGAATTCGCGGCTAATACCGACGCTCACTTGGTTGACGCGGGTGGCCAGGTCGATCTGATCTTCCCCAACCAGTTCATGTATGCCGTAAAGTTGGTCGCCCTCGCGGAACAGCTCGACCACGTAGCCCAGAGTAGTTTCGGCCGACACGGAGTGGTCCTGCACGACCGGCACCCGCTCGCCGTCAGCCAGCATGCGGTTGAAGGTCGCGATCCAGCCGTCCATCCGTTCGGTTGTCGTATCCAGCATCCGTCCGTGAACCGGATGTGTGTACACCCCGACACTAATCAAATCCTTCTTGAATCGCTGGACCTTTTGCCCGGACCCGTTCTTGCCCTCCCCGCTGACAGCCGACATAGAGGTCTGGTTGTGGAACTGCAGCACCAGTGGGGTCGCCTTGCCAAGCGTAGGTGTGGAGGCAGCCATACTGGCTGTACGCTCTACGCGGCTATCGTTATGTCGTGGTAGACCTGCCCGGGGTGGAAGCGGAAGTCGGGATCGGCGCCCGGACGCACCTGTTGACCCGCGATCTGGACTGTGTCGGGCGGGTACTGCGGCGTGCCTTTATCGTAGATTTCGATCGTGTCACAGCGGCAGTTGAACCCGTTGGGCGGCCATATCTCGGACCACCTGGGGTCGTCCTTGGCCAACTTACTGCCGTCGAGTGCGGCGTGAGCCGGCCGCACCCGGCCGTCGCCCACGGTGCTATACTCGTAGCCCCAGACGATTTCGTCGAGTGCCGGGTCTTGCAACTCGGCGTAGCGCCCAGCACTGTACGCCATCTGCACCTGTGTCCGTACCAATGTTTCGAGTAGGTAGGGCTGCGGGCCCACGCCAGCGCTGGCCAGCCCTTCCCGTAGCGTGGCCATGCCCTGTCGGACGTGCTGACCCTCGGCAACGATCTTGTGGACCGCCTGCTGGGCGGCCCGCTCGGCCTCTGCGCTAAACCGTCGCGTCACCTCGAGGGCCGTCCGGCCGTACGTGTCGGTCAGGTTGGCCACCTGGGGCCCTGACAGCCGCAACCGCTGCTGGGCAAACCGGGTGGCATGGCCGTACGAGGCTGGGCCCGCCGCCGCCGCTGCCAGCCAATAACCGCGCCCCAACAACAGGCCGGGCACGCGTTTGTCGCACGACAGCCGCTTGCCCACTGCCGGCCGCTCGGATGTCACGCGCTCGACGATCCGCACTCGACCGCCCAGGTGGGAGGCGACCATAGCGTCCAGCAGCAAGACCTCGAGGGGCATAGCCGCAGCCCTGATAGCCGGACCGACGTCGTGGCCGTCCCGGTAGGCCCGCATAGCTGCACTGCGGACGCTGGCGGCGATAGTGCGGGCGCGGCGACAGCCGGGCAGCTCTAGCGCCTGCCGGTCACTTTCCTGGTGCTGGGCTGCTTGTCTGGCTCGTTTGCTGGCCACGCCAGTTTGCCTCCCTTTTCTCTTTTGCCCGCGCCCTTTCGTCCTGGCCTCTTTGCCATTCCGCCAAGTCTCTTGCCTTCTGCTCTGCCTCTTCTGCGGCCGTTGCCTCTGGCAGCGGGCACCAGTCCGGTATCTCCATCACCATTAACTCGGTGCTCTCCTTGCCATTGGCGGGCAGCGCCCGGTACTTGCCAGGAAACCCGCAGTGGGCATGGGCGACGCCATCCAGGCCCATCGCGCTACAGAGGTAGCAGTCGCCGCACGACTCAACGATCTGTACCAACCGCTTCATATGACCCGCCTTTCTCACGCATGTAAGCCGCTATAAATCGACGCCGCCCGCCTAGCCGCCTCTTGCTCCGGGGTCGGCTTGTCCTCGTCTGGCTCGTCCTTATCCGGCGTCGACTCAGGGTCGACCACCGCCTCAGACTTAGGTAGCCCCACCGCATCCAGCAGGGCGTCGACGTCCACCCACGTTTGCAGCAGGTCAGCGTTCGCCGGCGCGCCTAGCACGTTGGCGACGATCTTCTCGAACAGGGCCGCCACCTCCGGCGCCAGGCCGGCGTGCGTCACGTACACGCTACCCTCGGCCTGCTGCCCGTAGTTGTAGACCAGCAGCGGGTCGATCAGATACCAGTTGATGTGCCGGATGATGTCATTGAGCGTCAGCGTGGCAATCGTCAGGGCGGTCCCCGTCTGCACGCCAGCCTCAGCTTTGGTCCCGTGCTGCCCCTCGAGCGCTACCCGCTCAGGCACCAGCCAGCCCCGCATGATCTGCGTATCGTAGTAGCGCAGCATTTCAACGAAATCGCCGCCATGCTGGCCTTTGGCCTCGAGGAACGATATTTGCCACGCCTGCAAGTCCTGGGGCTTGGCGCCGGCGTGCAGCAGGTCGGCCGTGTACTCGCTCAACGTGTTGGGCATCGCCACGCCGTGCCCTTGGCCAAGCTCCGCGAGCACCCGCCTGGCCCCGTCGAACGTGCTGATCGTCACGCCAGCCGAGTCAATCATTTCGCCTATCGGGTATTGCACCATCGGGATGACGCCGGCAACTTTGGTGGCGTACTTCCCAGCCTTCTCGTTCACCTCCATCCACGGGTGCCAGGCCGTCGCCCGTATGTTCTCGTGGCGGCTACGGCCGTAGTAGTTGCCCCACATCATGTCGTGCGTGTAAACGAACACCTGCGGGACGCCCAGCTTGACGTCGTCCTGTTGTAGCCCGGTGAATTGGCCCGTCTTTTCGGCCACCAGTATCTCGACGTCGTCGGGGCACAACGGTTTGAGCTTGTGGTAGACCAGCCGGCCCGCATCGCTCACCTTCCAGACCTTCTCAAACGCCTGGAAGCCGAAGTCGAGGGCCAGCAGCGTGTCCTTGAGCAACGTGGCCCAGATCGGCTCCATCTGCTCGCCGATAAACTCGATTCGCTCGTCGGGCACACCCTTGGCGGCCTCGACAGAGAGCTTGGCTGCCATGATCGGCGCCATGGCTACGGCTCGGGCCAGGGCCACGGTGGGATGTGTGCGGATGCGGCGGTAGGTGTGCAGTGTGGCCGCCGGTGCCTGACCGAAGCCGACAAGCTGGCCGAAGCCGAAGAGTGTGGCCACGTCGCTCACTTTCGACTGCTGCCCGGTCCGCTCGCCGGTCGTCGGCCGCTTGCCCCAGGGCCAGGGTATCTTTGCCATGATGATGCCTTTTTGCAACATCCAGGATGTGTTGTCACACCGACACGCGCCGGTCCCTAGTCTCAATACGCCTGGTCGCCACCGGGCGCAGATACCAAATACGGTAGCCCTCAGCGCTCGAGGAGTGCGACAGCGCCTCGTCGTGCTTGTCGATCACCACGCCCTCGGCCCGTGGCATCCGTCGCATGTCCTCGATCAGCCGCTCGCACCGGGGGTGGATGTGGTAGTGGGGGGCGCTGTTGGCGTCCTTCAATGCCCAGTTCACCGCATTGACCCGGTCGATGATCGGCGGGTTGCTCTTGGGCACGCGCATACGGTAGCGGACCCCCAGGCGTTGCAGGCCGGCAGCCAGCACAGCGTAGTCGCTCTCACCGGTGCTGCTGTGCCCCGAATGGCCAGAGGCATCGCCGAACACCTCGAGCTCGCCCGACCACGGCCAGGGCTCAGGTCTGCCGGGTATGTAGCCCTGTGTCCGCAGCCAGACACCAAACGCCTCGGCCAGCGCCCGGGTGCTCATTCGCGGCCCGCGTATCTCGGTGTGGGCTATTAGCTGGTCGGCCCGCCTGTTGTGCTGTCCGATGATGCCGTGCATGCCGGGCGAGATGTTGAAGTCCAGTGACAGTTGCAACGGCAGGGCGGGGTCAAGGGCCAGATGGCTGTCCAGGTGTAACACCGGGTCGAACTGGTCATACAGCCTCCCCGGGCCGTAGCCGGTGGGCGCCTGCTGGTACAGGGCGTCCCATTGGTGCGGTAGCATGGCCGCCCGGATGTTGTCCAACGCCTCGCGGTCGAACCGCCCCGGCCACAACGCCTCACCTGGCTGGCGGCCTAACAGATCGCCGGCCTCAGCCATCGCCGGCAGCCTGATCACCTCCCAGTTGTCCGCGTGCTCCTCCTGCAACCAGCCGACCAGGTCGTCCTCGGTCCACCGGGCCATAAGCACCACAATGGTCGCGTTGGGCTCCAGGCGGGTGTACAGGGTGGTGTTGAACCATTCCCGCTCGGTCAGGCGCAGCGTCCGCGAGGTGGCGTCCTGCCAATTCTTACACGGGTCGTCTACGATGATCAGGTCGGCCCCAAAGCCGGTGATGGGCCCGCCGATGCCAGCGGTGACCATGCCGCCCCCCTGTGGCGTGTTCCAGCGGTTAGCGGCCTTGCTGTCCTCGATCAACTTGACCGACATGTGCGGGCTGCTAACGATCTCGTTGCGCACCCGCCGCCCCCAGTTGCGGGCCAGCTCGTCGCCGTAGCTGGTCAGGATCAGCCGAAAGGCCGGGTTGAAGTCCAGGGCCCACACCGGCGTACGAAACGAGATCAGCTCAGACTTGCCATGGCGGGGTGGAATTGAGACCAGCAGCCGCCCGCCGCCACGCCATACAGCGTCGGCGACCCGACGTCCTATCAGTGCCAGGTGTGGGTGTGTCTTCCACGCCCCCTCGCTGGTGTATGCCGCATGCTCGTCGGGCGACCGCATCCACGGTGTCGCCATGTCCTCTGGCTCGATGACCGGGCTACTTGACACACTCTTGCGCCTCTGCCGCCTGCTGGAGCATGGCAATTATAGCCGCCAGTTCAGCGTTGAACTTGTCAGCTCCGCAATCGCACTCTTTGCCCTCAACGTCCTGATAGTCGAGGGGGCTACGGGGACAGGAATAATACCCATCCTCGCAGTAGTGATGCCGGCGGGTCTGCGATTCGAGCCATTCAAGGCTGCTGTTGATAGCGTTGCGAAGGCGGGCGTTTTGGGCCTGCACGTCGGGCACGTCCGGCACCTCGACGGCGAGTTCATTGATGGTCGCGATCATGCCCTCAACTCCCTGATACCAATCGGGAGCACGATCACGGTCGAGATTCAGGTCCTGGCACCACGCTATCAGCTTGTCCGCGTCAACCATTAGCGCCATCGTCAGTCTCCTTTGGCTTCGTTGGTGCCTGACACCACTCGGCAACCCTGGCGGTAAAGTGTTCTCGTACTATGTTGCCTTTATCGTCCACCCGTAAGGGTTCCTCAAACGCCTCAATGTCCACCTCGGCTGTGGGAGCGACGCCCCGCGGTTGGTGCCAAGCCAGATGCAACGTTGCGGTTGCAGCGCTGATTTCCGCCCCATCGTCCGCCCAGAAGAACCGTATCCCCTGGGGCGGCGTTTGATCCGCATCAAGTTGCACTCGCACTGCCCTCAACTCGGCCATATCGTCAGTCCTCCGTATCCTCGCCATTACCGCCCGCCCGGCCCTTACCGTTACCACCGACCCCGCCACGCACCAGGGGGGCCGCCTGGCCGTCCATGGCGCCGAGCCGGTCACAGAGCTTGTTGTACAGCTTGCGGGCCTCGTCGTCGGCCATGATTTTCGCAACCCGGTCCTTGGCCTCCCGCATCTCGGCACCGCCCGGGGTGTGGTCCTCGCGCACGAGGCGATCTGATTGACCCAGCTTCTGTTTGCCCAACCAGATAAGCATGGTGATGTTGGGCTTGCATTCGGCCTTGACCTTGTTGCCCTTGGCGTCGTACTCGGCACGCGAGCCCATCGCCTGCATGAACTGCATCCGGGTCAGGCTGGCCCGCATGTTGTCGTGGCCATTTTCTATGAGGTGGACAAAATTCCGCTGGAGCGTTTTACTACAGCACCCCAGAACCTCGCCGATTTCCTTGTGGTTGAGGCCCATGCTGGCGAGCTTGTAGACCTTGTCCTCGTCAATCTCAAGTCGTTTCCTGCCCATGACTTACGTCCTACCGATAGCGGTGTCCCGCAGGTCCTCCAGGGCATCCGCCACTGAAATACAGAGCTGCCCGGGGGGCTGATAGCAGTACGGATTCTCACATTTCCACCACGCCAGTCAGCCGCTCTTCCCATTGGCTCGCCCCTCGGCGACGACATACTTCACATCAACCTCTATCCAGTCTTGGGCGGGGTCGTCCTTGTCGCCCGTCAGCGGCTCGAACTTAATGAAGTGCCGGTAGCCCGGCTGGCCTGGCTCCCCGTCTACACCCATCGTTGCCCGGCAGGGCATGACGTACATGGTCGTGCCGCCCCCTGGGCCAGTAACAGGGTGGTGCCCGCCCGGCCGCACCGGCACCTCCAATGTGGCCCCGTCCAGAGCCGCTCGCACCGCATCCACAAGGGCTTGACATCCCACTATCACGTTACCGCCTCCTCTCTTGACAGCAATTTCGGTTTGAGCCCCATATCTGCCAGGCGTTCGAGAGTGACCGCCACGTATTCGGGGGCGATCTCCATACCATAGCCGGTGCGGCCCAGTTGCTCGGCGGCTACTAGGGTGGTGCCGGAGCCGAGGAACGGGTCGAGCCAAGAGTCACCCGGATCGGAGAACGCGGCCATAAAAAAGCACGGTAACCCAGCGGGAAATACCGCTGGATGCCCCGTCAGCGAAGTTTGCGGCGTTCGTATGCGGTTGCCCGCATAGGCCATGCCTGGCTGCACTTGATTTGTGGCCACTGCGCTCATAGCGAATGCCGTACGCTCGGGCCCGGTCAGCGGCGTATCTACCGCCGCTATGTGCGTCCAGCCGAGGGCCTTGGCAGCCAGGACTGTACCGTTACCCGCCACGACCACATTGGCAGCATCTACCACAATCGGCTTCTGCTGGCCGAAGCGGGCGAGCGAGCCTTTGATGGTGTCGATATTGCGTTCGCTATGCAGGCGGACGTTGGCGGGGTCGATGGACAGGGAGTCGATGGGCACGGCGAAGGGGCGCAGGGCCTCTATGATGTGCAGGTGCTTGGGCTTGGGCTGCTTATCCTTTGGCATCGGGTTACCCGTCTCCTTGTTTACCCCGTCTCCAATTCCAGATTAGGCGCCAGCGTCGCCGCCAGCCGGATGATGTTCCGGTCGGACCGCCGCGCGGCCTCTGCCGTCTCTTGCAGCCATGCCATGCGACGATCACACCGGCTGTCGACTTCCGTCACGCGCTCCTCCCAACGCCTATTGATCTCCGCATGGAAGTTCACAGCGTCCGTCTCCAGCGTAATCAGCCGCACCTTTACATCCAACATGGCCTTGACCAACCAACCAACCACGGCAACCGTGGTTGTCAACAGCAACCCCACAACAGCGACTACGATTGCCTGTGTCATGTTATGTCTCGCCTTTGTAAGCGGCAGTGCGCACGATCTGCCGAGTCAAGGTGAACCCACCGCCCACAATGGTAATGGTGAGGGTGTATTGTGCGCCGTCCGTCAAACTGACCGAGGCGGCGATCTGGCCGACATACTCGCCTTCGCTGCCGCTCACGTATTCGAGGGTTATGCTGGCGACCTCGGTGCCGTCCTCGTCCTTCAAGACCGCCGTGACCGTGGCGTTATTGATGTAGGTGGTCGGCTCGACCACATCCCGGAGCTGCTTTATCCAGATTACATTGTCGCTGCCGATCCACCAGTAGTCCATGATAGCCGTCTCCTCTTACGCGTCCTCGTCGTTGTCGGCAACCGGCGCCATCTTTTTACTTACCCGGCGTGCCGTGATCGTCATGGTCTCGCCCCAATCGCTAATCGCCCGGCCAGATACCACAACACCATGTCCATCACACCGCGCCTTCAGATCATTGTGGACGTCGACGTCGATGGCCTCGTCACCGTTGTTTGTGATGTGTAGTAACTCGCCCACCGATACCTCAACATCGTCGCACTTGAATGTAATCCGGTTCATCGGTTACTCCTTAAAGTGGGTTCAGTTTGATCTCGACGTTCGCGCCGGTCACAGTCATCGTCCGGACGGAAACGTCGCGGTAGCCGACCGGTCCGGCGTCTGGCACTTTCTCCCTCGACACCGCTATCGCCCACCTTGCTCCATGGGGCGTCGCTTCACTGTCAAACTCGTAATTGCCGTCGCCCTCAATTATGATAATCATCGTCTTCATAGCCAGCTCCCGTCAGTTAGCCCATCACCTGCTCGCTCGTCGTACGGGCACCCGTACGCACATGCGCCGCCAGGCGGGCGTCCAACCTTGCCGCTGTCTCTAGCCGCCCCGCCGCCGTTGCGGCGGCCGCCAACTGCGAATCCAGCCGCCCTTCGTTATCAAGTCGTGCCTGGCTGAATGCGTAACAGCGGGCAACCCGTGTGCCCTCATGCCAGGTCAAGTCCCCGGCAAACGGCGGCATCAGCACGTAGGTGCGGGCGCTGCCGCCAAGCCTGCCCTGGGGTAGCCGTACAATGCGGATCATGGCCTGTCCCGCCAGCGGCCCAGCGCCAAGATGCCCAAACATACCGCCACAGCAACAGCAGACGCAATAATCGCGGCCAGGTCGACCTCTGTCTCTGTTGCGTTCACGTCGCCGCCCCCTGATCCTCCGTTCTGCCATCGTCGGTCACGACCTGCGTGGTCAGCACGGTGGCGCCGTCGTCGGCGTAGGTGTTCAGTGTGCCGGTGTTGGCTATGGTCTTGGCGACCTTCGCGCGCTTGAACCACCGGCGCCACATCTGGACGACCATTTCGCGGAAATTGCTGGCAACCCCGCTGGGCGCCGTGGTGCTAATGCTATCGAGCCCGTCACTCGCCAGTTTGAACCCGGTCCGCAGGGCAATATCAGCAGCCAGGCTGGCCCCGGTGGGCGCGCCCAGCCGCCCGTACACCGCCGTATAGTGTGTCAGTTCGTCCACCGTCAGTCCAGTCAGATCGGATGCAAGCGAAACCAGCGATGCTGCCACTTCTGTGTAGTGGGTTCCCTCGTCGCTCATCAGGGTAGTCAGGTCGGCCGCGAGAGTTGTTAACGCTACAGCGGTAGCTTGCAAGTCGGCCTTGCCCGACAGGGCCGTGTAATGCGTCAGCTCGTCGACGGCCAGTGTGGTCAGGTCACCAGCCACCGCCGTCAGGGCTACAGCGGTAGCTTGCAAGTCGGCCTTGCCCGACAGGGCC